GTTTCATGGCAATCAGTACACAACCGAAGAGCACCTTGCATACGATGCTATGGGGTTGGCTAACAAGAGCCTTCCCAATCTTGGGACTACCGCCGAACAGCCAACGCTCGGACACATCAAGGACAACGAAAAGGCGTATTACACCAAGATGGCGCAAGCGCACCGTGAAATTGCCGCTGGACACAAGATTGCTGGTATAAATGTGTGGAATAGACACCGCGACCCCTCAGTTTCTCATCGCCCGTCGGTGTCATACGCAAGTTCTCATCACTCGGCACAACTCAACCAAGATGCCGCCGATGCACACGACAAGGCAGCCGACTTGTATCAAAAGATGGCAGACAAGGTGAGCACTCAAGATGGGCCTGACGAACTCACCAAGTTGGTTGCTCGTAGCCTGACCCTCAGTGCAGCAGTCGCAAGCAACAAAGCCGCAGGCGGCACCTCACCTTTGGTTGACTAAAGGAAAACAATCATGACCAACCCATTCTCTACTGACGCACTACTGAAATCAGTATCCAACTACCCCGTCGCAAAGGGCGATGTCACAGGACACCCCTTTCACGGAAATCAGTACGCCTCAAACCCCTTCAACAAGGACTTTGACCGTTTACGAGAAGAAGGCGCTGGCTACTCGGCTCGTGAGGCTGCCCGACGTGCTCGTGACCTTTTCCAGCACGGCTTGTCCACTCACGCACAAATCGCTAATGCCCACCGAGCGGCAGCCTTTGAGCACGGCATTGCTAGCCAAGTGCTGAAAAATGCTCTTGACAAAGAGACTAACCCCGAAAAGCGTGGCGTTCTGAAGGCGGCAATCGCAGCCCACGACCACGCTGCTGAAGTCCACAACTGGATTGCTACAAAGCAGGCGAACGAAATCTCTGGCCCCATTGCTCGTGACAACACCATGCACGCAGAAGGTGCCAGTCTGGTTGCCGAACGACTAGGTGCTGCCACGGGTGCCGACACGGGCGCAGAGTTCCGATAGTCAAGTCGGGGCAAAATCCCTCAACTCTCGGTTAGTGAAATCCGCTAGTAGCCTTGCGGTATGACAACTATTGCCGCTTGGAAAGACCGCAAACAGGTATGGATGGCTGGCGACAGCGGTGCGTTTGACGACGACACGGTAATCATTTCAGCAGAGCCAAAGGTTTGGAAAACACAAGACAGCCTCATTGGCGTGTCTGGCTCGTTTCGGATGATGGACTTACTGCGCAGTAACAACATCAGCAACCCATACAAAATCCGTGACTTTCTCGTTTCCAAAGCAAACGACGTTGGGTTCCCGAACGACGGTTGGGGTGTTCTTGTTGCCGACCACACGGGCATCTACGAAATTGGCTCGGACTTCGGCGTAGTGAAATCACGAGAGAACTATGGCGCAACCGGCGCAGGCGCACAAGGCGCACTTGCAGCACTTTACGCATTGGAAAAAGTCAAAGACATATCACCACAGCATCGTGTTGAGTGGGCAGTCGGCGCAACCATCGCACACTCCACGAACGCACGTCCGCCCGTCAAAGTGATTTCACTATAAACGCTTGACTACTGTAGTAAGGTTTGTTAGCCTTAGCCAATGACCAATCAACAGACATTTGAGTTGCAGACAACCGACGAGTGGTTGCCACTACAACGTTCCGCAACGCCGTTGGTTTCAGCACTGCAACTTGACGCAGTGACTATTGACGCTATCGCCCAGTTTGATTATCAGCCCCAAGAGGCGAAGTTCTACCCGTGGGTAATGCCACCACTACCAGCCGAGTTCGGCGTTGGTCTTATTGTCGGCGGTTCAGGCACGGGCAAGAGTGTTCTTCTCAAAGAGTTTGGTGAAATCTACGAGCCGGAATGGGGCAAGGACGTTTCGATTGCCGGTCATTTTCCCGATTACCAATGGGCTATGGAAGCGTTTTACGCCGTAGGTTTATCCTCTGTGCCGACGTGGACAAAGCCGTATCACGTTCTTTCCAATGGTGAAAAGTTTAGGGCAGACCTCGCACGGCAGGTAGGCGACAACGCCGTCATTGACGAGTTCACCTCTGTCGTTGACCGCACCGTAGCAAAGGCAACGTCACGAACACTGCGCAAATACGTTGAGCAGAAAGAGGTGAAAAACCTCGTTCTTGCTTCGTGCCACCGAGACATTATTGAGTGGCTAGAGCCTGACTGGATTATTGACACCGACGCTGGAATGTATTGCCTACAGCCAAAGGAGTGCCTTCATAGAGAACCGCTGGTGGCAGACATTTATCAAGTCAAACACACCATGTGGCCGTATTTCATGGAACACCACTACCTCACTTCAGGTCTTAATACCTCTGCCACCTGTTTCGTCGCAATCGTCAATGGACAGCCAGCCGGTTTCAGCGCAATCCTCTACTTCCCATCAGGAACAATCCAAAACGCCTACCGTGAATCTCGCATTGTGGTGAAACCAGACTTTCAGGGTCTTGGTCTTGGCACACGACTAAGCGACTGGGGCGCAAAGTATTACACCAACGCTGGCTATCGTTTCTTTGGTCGCACCGCACACGCACGTCTAGGCGAATACCGAGAGTTTTCACCACTGTGGCGAGCAACGAGTAGCAACAAGAAAGCCCGTCTTAGCAACGACCAGTTGCGCCAAAACGACATTGACCACTGGAGCCACAGCCGACGTTTCGGTTATTCGCACGAGTTTGTAGGTGAAATCCAAACTGGTGGGTAATACTGTGAGCGACCCTATGGCTAACTCATACACCCTCACTTACGACGTGCGCCCCGACTTCACGCTCAACAAAGAGCGTTCGGTTCACCACATGGTGCGAGCCAAGATTACAAAAGAGTGGCGTTCAGCGTTCTGCGAGTTGGCGCAAGAGGCAATGATGCCACACATGGAACAGGTGGAAATCACCATCCAGCCCTACGTTCTTTCGGCAAAGTATCGCCAAGACGTAGGTGCGTGTTTCCCCCAAGCCAAAGCGGCTATTGACGGGCTGGTTGATGCAGGCGTTCTGATTGACGACAACGCAAAGGTTGTAGTGAAATTGACCTTCCTTGCCCCCGTGTTCGGCAGAGATGGACTGGAAATGACAATAGTTGAGGTAGAATAATTATCCACAGTGTTATGCACAACCTGTGTGAAAGGCCGAAGTATCTGTATTTCACTATCCCCTGTTGATAAACTACCCTCTATGGACAAAAGTTCTATCAACGGAAATGACGACGAAAACGTAGTTGTAAGCCTTGACTACGAATTTGGAAACCACGCTGACCCTAGTGAAATCGCAGCCGCTAAGTTGCGCCATCCGTCAAGCCAGCCAAAGAACTAACACCACCTCAACTAACGGCACTACACTATCTACGAAAGGATTTTCCAAATGCCACTAGACCCAATCAACCCGTTGCCCGACCTAGAGCCAATGGACGCTGCCGAGAGCGCAGAAGTCGCAGGGTTGCTTCAGCACATCAAGGACATCTGCAAGCAGATGCGTGACCACGAAAAGAAGGTCATTGAGTTAGGGCTGGAACGTCGTCAGACCGTCACCCGTCTGCGTGAAAACGGCGTGACGTGGCGCAAGATTGCTCAGTGGGCTGGAACGACCGACCAAGCACTTTACAAACACCACAATCGGGGCAAGTAATACTTGACGGGGCTACAGTTTCCCCGTATAATAGAGCCTTATGTCTACACCTGATGAAACCCTAATAAAAGCGTTATTAGCGGTCGCAAAAAACTGCGACGGGGCTAACACGAACGACGGAAAAGGGTTCAGCGGAACGGACAGCAAGTTTGGCAAGCAGTTGGCTGGTCTGCCCCCAGAGGCGTGGACAGAGCCACTACAGCGTCAAACGTGGGAAATGCTACACAAGTATCGTGGGCAAATCACAGCCGCCGGTCTTGATTACGATTCAATCCCAGAGCCACCAGACGGCAAGAAGTCAAAGGACATACGAGCCATTGACCTAAAGGCTGGCAAGGTGATGGTCTTTATCCCTTACGGCGACATTGCCTATCCCAAGAGCGCACTAAGCGCAATATGGAATCGTGACCTACGAGGCTGGCAAGTATCACCAAGCAAGTATGGCGTGGTTCAGGCGTGGGCGAAAAGGTTTGATGTTCCAATCACCGACCGTGCCAAAGCCGTTCTAGAGCAAGCCGAGCCACCGTCACAGCCAGACTACATGGGGACTGTGACATTGGAACACGGACACCTCGTAGTGAAGTTTGATTACAACCCATCACTGCTGGACGCTATCCGCACTATCCCCAGCCGACGTTGGAACGCCGAGCATAAAGAGTGGATACTGCCCAAAGAGAGTATCGGTTCGGTTCGCAAAATCGCTAACGAGTTCAACCTGTTTATGTCGCAAGACGTAAAGGGTCTGCCCGAAATGGATGTCCAAGACGGTGTGCTGATTCGTGTGACGAACGGACATTTCGCCCTATCGTTCAATTACGACCAAGACGTAATTAGCGAAGTCCGTCAAATGCCCGGTGCGATTTGGAACGCCACTAATAGGGCATGGCTGGTTCCTATTGAGGCGAGCGACGAGGTGTTGGCGTTCGTTCAGAATCACGGCGCAGTTATCACCCCCGAAGCCCGACAACTTCTCAACGACGCATCCTCTATGCGTGAAATCATTGACGCTAGTGCCGCCAAAGACGCAGAAATCACCATACCCGGATTTGGCTCCGAGNNACTACAACTGTTCCCATTCCAGCGAGCAGGCGTGGCGTATGCGCTAAAGCGTATGGGGTTTGAGTGGCANGAGAGCAAGTGGGTTCGCACAAACCACATTGACGGCGGTGTGCTGATTGGCGACGAGATGGGGCTAGGAAAATCGTGTCAGGGTCTAGCGTTGCTGAAAGCAACCGAGTCGTTTCCAGCCGTAATCGTATGCCCAGCGAGCCTGAAACTCAACTGGAAGCGTGAGGCGGAACAGTGGATACCGGGCGTTCAGGTGAAAGTTCTATCAGGAACGAGTGGCAACCTACCTGACGCTGATATTTACGTTATCAACTACGACGTTCTAGACCATTGGGTTCAGAAGTTCAACAACGTTCAGGGCATTGTTCTAGACGAAAGCCACTACGTCAAGAACGGTCGCACAATCCGTTCTAAAGCCTCTATACAACTCTCTGACCGTGTTGCCGACGGCGGTATTCGTGTCTGCCTATCGGGAACACCTATCGTCAATCAACCGCTAGAAATTATGACGCAGTTGCGGATTATCTATCGCCTTGACGAACTGTTTGGCGGTGCGACACAGTTTAGAAACACCTACGGGCGAGCGAGCAAGAAGTCGTTGGCTCTACTCAATCGCAAACTACGTTCGTCGTGCTACGTTCGTCGGCGCAAGACGGAAGTGCTGACCGAGTTGCCACCTAAGCGTTGGTCGCACGTCATTATCGAGGGCGACCCGAAGGTGATGACCGAGTATCGCAAGGCAGAGGCGGACATTGTTCGCTACCTATCGGAACTGGCGATGAAACTGGCTTTGGAAAGCGGTGCTGATACAGAGGAAGCCCAGAACGAGGCGTGGCAACGTGCGCTACGGGCTAGGGCGGCAGAACACCTAGTCTCTATCGCCACCCTAAAGCAACTAGCCGCTAAGGCAAAGATGCAAGCGGCGAAAGAGTGGATGGACGACTTTCTGGCGCAGGATAANAAACTCGTGGTGTTCGGTTGGCACAAGAGCGTCGTGGATATGGTCGCAGACGAGTTCTCAAACGGCGTGAAGATTCAGGGCGGTATCACCATTGAGAAGCGTCAGGCGTATGTCGACCTATTCCAAAACTCTGACGAGCAAAAGGTGATTTCTTGCCAGATAAAAGCGGCTGGCGTTGGCTTGACTTTGACCGCCGCATCCGACGTGCTGTTCATTGAGCAAGGCTGGACACCAGCCGAGATGGAGCAAGCCGTCGACCGTTGCCACCGTATCGGACAACAGGACAGTGTGACCGGCTGGCTTATGCTCACGGCGAACACCATTGACGAGGACATAGCGGCTCTCATTGACGCAAAACGGGCGGTGGTGAACCGAGCAATTGACGGCGCACCAGAGAGCGACGACGAGGAAGAAACCTCAATGGTTGGTGACCTGTTGGTTGCCCTAGCCGAGCGTGGTCTGGCGCAGGCTAGTTAGTCTGGCGAGATTTCCAAATCGCAGTTGCATCGGCGGTGGGTTTCAGCACGGAAATCGGCAGGTTGAGGCAGTCAGTCCAAAACTTAGTGCCGTTGCTAGTGTCGGTTTCACCAGCCTTCCAAATCTTGCCGTTGTTCTCAACAATATGACGATTGGCTACCCCGATTAGGTGGGCGTGACCGTAGCCCCTAGCAAAGCGTTCAGCAGGGTAATCACGATTGCGCTGGAGGCTCACAAAGCCCCAGTAGGCGACGTTCTGGTGTTCGTGGTTATACATCGGGATGGAAGCGTCATAGGACAACTTAGGTATCACCGTGCGGTCTTTGGTCTTGATGTCCAAACGACCCGACCCGACGATTGTGATGTCGTGCGTCGTAGTGAAATCGTCTGTGTAGGCGACACCCTGTTCGTCTAAATACTCCATGAACACGATTTCACCAAGAACGCCAATGTAGTTGGCCTGCTCGCCACGATAACTGCCCTTGTAAATGGGCATCTTGCTTACGGCTTCCTCAGCCCGAAGGTAGTGGTGTTCTTTGAGTGCGATGGAAACGTAAGCCACCGGCAAATACTACGGCTGTAATTACGCCGTGTCCACTCTTTTCACTACAGAGTTAGATGCCCTCAGCGTGGTTGCCAACGCCAGCGGCATTTTTGGCGTTCTCAACTGCCTTTTCAGCAGCATCAACCCTGTCTTGCGCCTCGCTCAAACGCTGACCTGTGGCGTGTGCGGAAATAATGCCATTTACGTCGTCGTCGCCCCGTCGGTTTTCTAGCACTTGGGTATCGTGGGCGACTGCTCGCAGGTTGTTGTGTGCCATAGCGGCATTC